TCTCCCCCTCTTTACTGCCATCCTAAATTGCTTCTTTCTACTTTCCCACCTCCTAAAAGTCTCAAGTGAGATACCCAAGACCTTAGCCATCTTTCTTTCAATCATCCCTCCTCTCGCCAAGTCATATACAATAAAGACAAATTCATCTTTCCAAATCGTCTTACCACTCATATAAAGACTCCTTTCTTCATCTACCTATAAATATACTATTCTTTGCAGGAAGCAAAAGGGAAAAAATCACAAACCAGAAAATTATATAAACTTTATATAGTAAATATGTATATATTTTCAATAAATTTTAGGCTAAAATCGCTATTATTAGGCTAAAAACACGGATTTGAAAAATATTTTCATTTTTTACTAATTATATAGTTGACTATATACGATATACTATATATAATATACGCAATAGAATAGAGTTAATTGAAAAGTAAATAATAAGGAGCTTGTTATAGCAAAGCTTGTAATCGAGGGTTGCAGACATCAGTTGCAGCAAACGGGGTAGCCGTTAAACCGGAGTTGGAAACAACAGCTAATACAATAATCGAAAGGATGGCTCCGACAGGTGTATTGGGTTCGAGTCCCAAACGGAGCCTTATCAATATTAACCCTAATTGAAAGGATGGTAAAATGAAAGTAATAAATCACACTAATTATGATACTCGATTTTTACATTGGTTATTTATGCAATGTGAAAAGCACGAAGGTACGGGAAGTAAAGGTCGGGAGGTTGAAGTATTCAAAACAAAACATGAAACCGTTCACGGCAAGGCATGGTTACATTCTCGATTTATAAATATGTATTTACCAACAAATGCTAAAACCCATTCTGTTGCAGTAGTGTACATTCACGAGATTGGACACAACCTGGGATTGCATCATAAAGATATGACACACATAGGAAATATTAAGACAGACTGGTTATTAGATACAGTAATTACCCTAAGACCAGTCAAGCCATTAAAACCAAAGCCTAACATCATAGAAGTCAGAGCAAAACATGCCCAAAAGAAACTTAACGAGCATTTGAAAAAACTAAAACGTGAAAAAAACCTTGTCAAAAAGTATCAAAGAAAAGTCAAATACTATGAAAAGAAAATGGCTGCTTCACCTAAAATCTGAAAACCATCCGCCCTGTTCTCTGCGGAGAATGGGGTTGAGTGTTTTCAAAATTTTATCAACTTATTTGAAAGGATGGAAAAATGGAAAACAAGAAAGTAACAGAAGAAGAAAGAGACCTCCGAACATATTGTCCAAAATGTGATATGATGGCATTCCCTTGCGGAAGAGCTGCCAAGGAAGCAGAAAAACATGAGCGAACATACTGTATATTTTGCCATAGTGTAAACGAACTTTGGGAATTCTTTGAAGATGAGAGAAAGCCCATTAAAATCGAAACCCATATAGGAAGGCTGTGAGATTTATCCCTAACAGAACTCCATCAACCAAAAATGTCGATGTTAGGCTATAAATTGATTGAACGGTAAAGTCGAAATAAGAGGTAAAATGACAGTAACTCGACTACAACTTGTTACTTTACAACTCAGAAAGGTTTGTCATAATTTTACCTCTTATCTATTCAGAATTGTAATCTGAATACTGATGAGACAAACTAAAATTATTGATGAAAGGATGGTAAAATGAAAAACTATAATAACGAATTTGAAGCTTTACTACGAGCGAGTGTTCTTTACCATTATTACAAAGGCAGAGCACCAAGAATGATAAAAATATTTTGGATGAAGATACAGAATGTTAAAAATTCAAAAGAAATTCATTTTGTATGTGATTTGTTACAAGCCAAACTTGGAGGTAAAGCCGGTATCAAACATATCAAGCAAAGGCAATTAAATTGTTTAATTGAAAGGATGGAAAAAAATGAAAACGAAAGAACAAGCGTTTTGTGGCTTTCATAATGACGTTGGCGATGCCATTACTGAAAATCTCTGCGATGGCAATATCAGCCGCAAAAACATCTACGAGGCCGACATTTGGACACTGAAAGAGATTGCTGATGCTGTTGAAAGAATACTTATTGCTACGGCAATTGATGATGCAGAGGATGCCGGACAATCAACTCAAGATGCTGAACGAAGGGCTAAAGCAGAATTTAACAAATAGAATTTAATCGAAAGGATGGTAAAATGAATGCAAAACAATTAAAAGAAGTATTGAGAAAAACAGTCAAAGCAGGACTGCCCGTGCTCGTTAAGGGAGCACCAGGAGTTGGCAAGAGCGACATTGTTGCTCAAGTAGCCAGAGAATTAAAAATGGATTTGATAATTTCTCATCCGGTGGTAAGCGACCCAACAGATTTCAAAGGCCTGCCAGGAATTGTAGATGGTGAAGCTGAGTTTCTGCCGTTCGGTGATTTAAGAAGACTTATTGATGCAAAAAAACCAACAATTGCCTTTCTGGATGATTTAGGCCAAGCCCCCGCAGTAGTGCAAGCCGCAGCAATGCAATTGATTTTGGCTCGAAGAGTAAACGGCCACAAAATCAGCAACAAGGTTATTTTCATTGCTGCCACAAATCGTCGCCAAGACAGAGCAGGTGTAACAGGAATACTCGAACCTGTAAAATCTCGATTCTCGACCATCATTCAACTTGACCCAACAGCGGATGAATGGATTGAATGGGCATTTGAAAATGATATGCCTGCTGAACTTATTGGTTTTATCAACTTCAGACCAAATCTACTTCACTCAGAAGAAGCAACAGCAGACATTGTCAATCATCCGTGTCCAAGAACAATAGCTTACTGCGGTTATCTCATCAAAGCTGGACTCGACGACATCGAAATATTGGCTGGAGCTGTAGGTGAAGGGTGTGCTATCGAATTGGTAGGCTTTATGGAAGTCTATAAAAGTCTGCCCAACATATCAGCAATACTCCTTGACCCACAGAATGCAATCGTTCCAACCGAACCCGCTGCTCTTTATGCTGTTGTATCAGCATTAACTGAAAAAATAACAATGGACAATGCCAGCAGAATATTAAAGTATGGAAACCGTTTGCCTGCTGATTTTTCTGTATTATTGGTAAGGGATTCAATTCGTAAAGAACCCAAAATCCAAAACACCAAGGCATTCATCCGTTGGGCAACCCTTCACAAAGATGTTTTACTTTAAGAAAGGATGATTAAAATGAAAATGGAAGATAAATACACAAATAAACCTTGCTGGTTATGGAAGGATTCAGTATCAACAATAAACAGAGCAAGAGAAGACTGTGAACATTGTACTTCAGGAGAATGCCGTCGAAGAATTGCATTGGTTTTAATCTCAAACCGAAGTTTTTCAACATTCCCAAGATAACTTGATAAACAGCAAACCAAACTTGATAAACAGCAAAACGAAATTGACGAATGCCAAGAGAAAATTAAAACAGCAAGAAAATGGGCAAAAAAAAATCAAACTCCTATAATAACAGCCAAACAAAAAATCAGAAAGGATGGTTAAAATGAATGCAGAACAGAAAATGCTCAAAGCAAGAACACTTCTGATTCTCGACCATCCATTCTTTGGATGCTTAGCTTTGAGATTAAAAATGTCAGAAACAAACGAACACCAAACTGCAATTACAGATGGAAAGAATCTACTCTACAACCCTGCCTTCGTTGATAAACTTTCCAATCAAGAAACACTTGGATTCGTCGCCCACGAAGTTATGCACGCCGCATTAGGACATACTTGGCGTCAGGGAAATCGAAAAGCCAAAAAATGGAATATGGCAACGGACTACACAATCAATTCCAATCTACTGGAAGCCGGTTTCACATTACCTAACGGAGCCTTGATTGACCACACCAATCTCTATGACAATATGTCTGCTGAGGAAATCTACAAAGCATTACCCGAATCTCAGCAAGAAAAGCAACAACAGCAACACAAACAGCCCTCACAGCAGAAAACCCAAGAGAACCAGCGACAGAAGCAGCAAAAGCAAACTAAGAAGCAGAAACAACAACAGAAACAACAACAAAAGAAAAAAGAGGAAAAGGAAATAAAAGATATTGACCCTGGACAATGTGGAGCAGTTGTTCCTGCAAAAGAAGAAACAACAACCAAAGCCAAAGCTGAATGGAAAGCTGCAATCAATCAGGCCTTACAAATTTCAAGAGGCAAATTACCAGCATGTTTACAAAGGCAAATAACAGACATATTAGAAACCGTTGTACCCTGGCATATACTATTAAGAGACTTGGCAGAAAGGACAGCAAGGAACGATTACAGTTGGAGCAGACCGAATCCAAGGTATTTCTCAACAGGGGTAATTCTGCCTTCTCTAATCAGTGAACAGCTTCCAGAGATTGCCATCGCAATCGACACCTCCTGCAGTATTAACAAAGAGCAGTTATCAACATTCGCTGCTGAAGCATCCGCAGTATTAGGAGCCTATGATACAACAATAAGAGTTATTTACTGTGATGCTAAAATTCAGTCAGAGGAAATCTTTACAAGGATTGATTTACCATTGAAACTCAAATTGAAAGGTGGAGGTGGCACAAGATTTGCTCCAGTCTTTGAGCACATAGAGAGAAAAGGACATACTCCGTCTTGCCTGATTTACTTCACTGACCTCCGCGGAAGCTTCCCAAAAGAAGAACCAGAATATCCAACAATGTGGCTTGTACCCAAACCCAGAGATGAGCGTAAGAGAGAAGCACCGTTTGGACAAGTTGTAAATTTTTAATTGAAATTGAAAGGATGTAAAAATGAAATCTAATAATAAAATGTCTTTTACAGAAGCTCTAAAAATTCTTAATATCGAAGATTATAGAGACCGTATATTTAATAGTAATTCTCATGGGGAACTCTTTCACCTACAGGATTACATAACAGTTGCCCAACTTGTTCAAAAGGAAGGAGACATCAATAAATTCCGTGAATGGTTTGTAGAATTAATAAAATGGGCAGAAGATAATTGGAAACGTCCAGAGTCAGTCTTTCAACATATTATAAAGTGCCTATATATGTAAAAAATAAAAACCTTTTTGATTTGAGTTTACACTACCGACCAGGATAGTAACTGGTCGGACTTATGAATTCGAAAATATGTTTTAGAGGTACTGAAATGATAGCAAAAATAACATTTGAAGATAAAGAAAAAGATGTTGAAATTGGCATAGAAAATGTTATGGCTGATAAACCAACACCAGCACAAAAAGCAGCAATGCAATTATTTACAAAGATTAAAACATACATAAGAAGCGAAATTAAAACAAAAGATAAGAATTAGTATAAATATACGTATTTGAGTAGAAAGCAGCTTAAATCAAGTGTCAGGCAGCTTAAAACGAATGCTAAGTGAAAGGATGATAACGAAATGATAAGAATACCAGCTACGACAGAAAACATTATGTGCTGGAATGATATACCACTTGTCAGAATTGGTAATATTCTGAGACGGATGATATGGTTTAGTGGTAATTACTCACTTTATTCTGACGAATCTGATTATGAAAGATTTAGAGATGTTCCGGCAAACGCTCAACTTGAAATGCAATATAGGAAACAAACCATAATTATAAAATGCAATTGGGAGAAAAAAGAGGTATCATTTTATTTTAAACAAACTGATTCAGAAAGATTTGCAATTGGAATTGAGAAACCTCACCATCCTAATTTTCAAATTTCAAGATGGGGAGTTCCTGTCCAAATCAAATATAAACACACGAGATTCTATTCTGTTGCAATCGATAAAATTGAAGATGCTATATATGATGCACAAGAGTTCATTGACAACGAAATAATAGAAAAAGAAAATGAGAAAAAACAAGAAGCTAAATTAAAAATAATTAAGAAAAAACTCTGTAAAAATCTTGATGTGTCAATTACAAATGAGAAATATAATCAATCTATATTTGCTTATAGAGAAGACAATGACTACCACCTTAATTTTCATTTATCAGATTTAGACAATGATAACACAGATGAATTGTTCGAAATAAATGAAATTGGCGGTGAATATACAGAGAATGAAATCAAAAAGATAATTGAAATTGTTGGAGGCAATCCAAGAGCAATCGCGGAAAGGCTGACAAATTAGAAAGGTATAAAAAAATGGAAACCAAAAAAATAAACTTCAGAGAAACTATCAAAAAACTGATGATTCAAAAGAAAATCAGTATAGCAAAATTGGCTCGTGATGCCGATTTGAACTATGGAACAGTCTTTTTCTTTGTGCGAGGTAAAAGCGAAATGACATCAGCCAATTTGGAGAAACTGTTTGACATACTAAATAAAATCAATTAACATTTCTGTTTGAAAGGATAGAAAAATGAAACTTGACTTATTAATTATTGATTTAATGGGAGGGGATATTGAAGTAACCTTTGTTCAGCCAGATTTATTTGATGAGTTTTTATGGATAGAAGAAACTCCTGAAGAACATATTAATCGAGTATGTAATTTGCTAAATAGTATGCACGGAGAGGAAAATAAAGATACCCGTATTATTAAGACAATTTATTCTCAGACTTTTACTGATGGAGAAATAGTAAACTTAAAGAACATAGATTTTGGACGAGTTATGAATTTGGAAGCACAATGATGAAAGGATGATAAAATGAATCTGAAACGACGAACCAAACTGCGAAGAGGAATAGATATAATCGATGAGGTTATCCTTGACGAGCAGGATGCTTACAATAATATGCCCGAAGGAATACAGGATTCCGAAAAAGGTGAAAAGATGGAGGAAGGAATTGACAATCTAAATGAGGCAAGAGATATATTAGAAGAAATGTTGAACTGAAAGGATGGTAAAATAAAATGTTAAAAAACCCGAAGCAATTAAAATACATTGCACCATTTAATATTCCTAATAGTAAATCAGGAGATATCGAAATTAAAAACAAATGGCATCCAGCTGATGAACCTATCATAGCCGTCTCAGTGCGTACAGCAATATTCACTGGACAAAAACCTTTAACAATCACATACAATAGGCCAATACCAATCACAACCCTAAGTGACAAAAAGGGCACATGGATGATAACCACACCAGCCGAACAAGTACAGGCACATAATGCTTTAAGAAGATGTAAAGGACGAGTACTGGTAGGTGGTTTGGGCTTAGGTTATTTTGTAAAGAAACTGCAAGAAAAGGACAATGTCACCAGCGTTGTAGTCGTTGAAATTTCACAGGATGTTATCAATCTTGTTTGGAAATACCACCAATTCGACCAAAGATTTCAAATCATATGCACAGATATCAAAAAATACTTGAAGAGATATACAAGTAACCGAAGATTTGATTGGGTCTATCTTGACATATGGCGTGGTGATGGTGAGGGACAATTCATCAATACTGTTTTACCATTAAAAAGATTAGTCCACAAAACTGTTTGTAATAAAGTCAGTCACATATTATCGTGGCAAGAAGAGGTAATGCTTGGACAAATCCAAACTGGAATCCAAACTCACCTATTACTTGAACTCGACAAGATAAAATCCATGCCCAAAACAAAATTTGACAAAACATTCAAAGGCAAATATCTGATTACACGAAAGGTTTTCTGGAACCACCTTCGTCAATACAATCTTAATGTCAATGAAGCATTAAACCTACTCCCCACTTATATAAACTGGATACGAAATGGAATGAATGGAGAATTTTAAGAAAACGAAAGGATAACAGATGAAACGAATAATAATAATAGGTTCAAGACGAAGAGACAGCCATAGAGATTTTATTTGTACCAAGTGTGTTTTCCTAACTATCTACAAGAAAGGAGATATAATTGTAAGTGGTGGCTGCCCTAAAGGTGGAGATAGATTTGCTGAGATATTAGCTAATACATATAATATACCTAAGAGCATTTTCAAAGCCAATTGGAAATTAGGGAGACACGCTGGATTTTTAAGAAATACAAATATAGCCAAATATGGTGATGTATTAATTGCTTGTGTTGCAAAAGATAGAACAGGCGGTACAGAAGACACAATAAAAAAGTTTAAGAAATTTCACCCGAAAGGCAAAATACACTTATGTTGAAATGAAAGGATGGTAAAAAATGGAAACTACTCTGCGTAAGGATGTATTAAACGAAACATATGAAGATATGAAAAATCTCATCTTTACTATCACCTGGAAATTCCAAGCGAGGAATGGAGGAGAAATTGATGACTTAATAGGACAAGCCAATCTACTGTTTATCCTTGCACTCGATGAATATGATGAAACAAGACAAGCCCAACTATCCACTTGGCTATGGATTTACATCAATAAAGGACTACGAAATTATACCAGAAAAGAGCGTAGACATACTCTTATCTCCATTGATGATGAGGATAGAAACATTAATCCCCAAATACTCAATTCATTCTCCATATTAGAATTACTGGATGAGTTGGAACAAGACACACTTCTCATAATACAACTCTTCTTTGAAACCCCAAATGAAATCATCCAAGGCATCCTGGACGATGGCAAACAAATGAAGCACATGCGAGGCTATATGAGGAGACGATTGAGGAATCGGTTGAAACAAATGGGGTGGACTATACGCAGAATTACAGAAGCATTCGAGAGGATTAAAGAAGCAATTCAATATTAAGAAAGGAAGTGATATTAAAATGGAAAGAGAACTTACACAAATAGAGACATTGAGCTTGAGAGATTACATTGATAAAGAGATGACAAGATTACAGCAAGAATGTTTAGAACTTTTTGAGGATGCTACAAATAACCTGACCGAAATAATGAGCCATACTGCCAAACTGGTAATACTTCAAGACATTGCATATCAGCTTGAATATGGATTTATTGTAAAAATAGGGAATACGAGTCTAAAGCACCATTTAACAAAACCTTAAATCGAAAGGATAGAAAATGATTACAGTGAATTATGGTATCACCCTAAGACTTAAAGGAAAAGGAAAAAGAAGAGTATCTGAAAATCATCAAGGACTTCAACTTGACCTCAAAGAAAATCAAAGCAAGAAAATCAGAGAGGAGATAAGAAAAAGACATCCAGGTTGGATTGTCGAAGGATTTGCTATTGTGGATAATTTACTATCAGCTTGTAAAGCTCAACACAAAGCAATTGATATCTTGTTTGCCTTACTTATAGGAAAGGACAAAAAATTCTTCCCTATTAAAAGTGGTCAACCCTGGGAAGCTCTTCAACAAGGCAATCGAGCCATCAAGGATGCAGAAGCAAAAAATGACTAAACCAGAAAAACGTGACTATCAAGATAAAGCCCTTAGGAAAATAGAGCACTTCAAGGGACGTGCTCTACTTGCCTACGAGATGCGAACGGGGAAAACCTTTATCGCCTTGCAATGGTTAAAGAATAATCCAAAGATAGAACCTGCTGTTGTAATCTGTCCTGAAATAGGAAAGCTGTACTGGGAAGAAAAAGCTCTAAGATATTTTGGAATAAGAAGCACAGTGTTGAATGGAGAAAATCCCCCCAAAAGGAAATTCATACACAAGAATCGACTTTACATACTCAATTGGAAAATACTTCAATATTGGGTTGAGTTTTTACAAAGAGCAGGTGTGGTAGCTTCTATATTAGATGAAGTTCATTATATCAAGGAATCCAAAACCTTATGCTATAAAGCAACAAAAAAATTAGTAAGAAAATTACCATATCTCCTTGCATTAGGAGGGACGCCACTTAAAAGCAGGCCAAAAGAACTCTTCAATATTCTAAATTTAATAAGACCTGATAAATATCCATCTATCGTAAAATATCGCTGGAGATACTGTAAACCAAAATACAGACCTTGGGGTTGGAATTATGATGGAGCAGACCATTTAGATGAACTTCATAGAAATATGAATACCTGGTGCATGGTTCGGGAACTGAGGAAAGATGTAATGGGTGATTTACCCAAGAACAGACATATTGTACCCATTAATATATCAAGCAGAAGTGAATATGATGAAGCTGAAAACAATTTCATTATATGGCTTCGCAGACGTTCTGCCACACGAGCACACAAAGCAAAGAAGGCAGAGCGATTGGTACAGATGGGATACCTGAGGAGACTTGCAGCATCATTAAAAATGCCAAGTGCCTTAAAATGGATAGACAGATGGTTGGAAAAGAAAGATGGACAGCTTGCCATTTTTGCCATACATAAAGACATTATCTCTCAGCTTCATACTCACTACAGAGGAATATGTGTTGTAGTTGATGGTACTATTAGAGGTAAAAAACGACATTTAGCCGTTAAGGCTTTTCAAAACAAGCAATATAGAATATTCATTGGACAATCACAAGCAGCTGGTACAGTCATTGAATTATCAAATGCAAAAGCTGCAATTGGGCTTGAGCTTGATTGGACTCCAGGTGGAGTAACCCAATGGGAAGATAGAATATTTGACCCAAACTCAGACAAACCTATGCGTATATATTACCTTGTTGCAAAGAATACCATTGAACACCACCTTTGCGAAATACTGCAATCAAAGCAAAATATAATATCCAAGATATTAGACGGCAGTAAAAAGAAAAATCAATTAAATGTATTTGACTTATTAGAAAAAGCATTATTGAAAGGAAAATAAAATGGAATATGGAAAATATATCATAGTATTAGAAAGAGGACATCTAATACCCATCCTCTTTGACTCTTTAATTCCACACGATACGTTTCTTCGATGCTTCCCTAAAGCCAATATTTTATCTGCTGGATTTTTCCGAACAGATAGAATCAAAGGTGAGGAAATAATCACCTTTGGAAAAAGCATAAACTTAGACTTATCCCCAAACAATGGAGACAATATACTTATCAAAAAACTTCTACAAGGTCATTAAAATGAAAAAGAGAAAAAATAGCAATAAAACCACAACCATCTTCAACCTGCGAACAGACATCAAATGCCAATTCAAGGCTTGGTGTGCTGAACGTGGAAAGACTATGATTGAGGTACTCGAAAAAATGATTTTGGAAAAGATTAAGAAAGGATAGAAAATGATGCTAAGCAAAAGAAGAAAAAAGGAAACTGTTGAGAAAGTCAATGATGAGAATATACGACATCAACTCCTCATAAATTTGGCCAAATTTATCTCCACCAAAGACATCCACAAATACAAATTGATGGAGAAAACCAAGACTGTATTAGTAACCAAAGGGCATATATTCAGAAAGAGGCTCATTTACTCTTGTCCAGAATGTGAAGAGGGTGTGGTCACTCCCTATTCCTTCTTTTGCCCAAACTGTGGAACAAAACTAAAATGGTCAAAAGGGGCACCACACGGAGATTAAAAAATGAAAAAAGATATTCAAATCTTATCCATAGATGGAAATAGCTTACTTAAACTATTCCCTGTTTTTATGATTAGTGATAGCATAGATTGTCCCAAATATCACCATCAAGACTTCTGCATCAAAAAGAATTACTCCACAAAGGAACAGAAAATCATAAATTCAATTCCTAATGTAAGAAAAGCTCGCTTCCGTTTTTCTCCAATAATCTGCTCAGGAAGGCGTGGTGATGGAAGCAGGTACAGAGAAAGATGTAAATACTTTGGAGGATATGGAAACGAAAAACAAGATGTCTGGAACTATGATAATCCAGTAAAATCACTCTATTGCAACAAAGCAAAAACTGGAGCCATTGAAGTAAAGAAAAGTACATCAAATTGCAATAAGCGTCGTCTGCTTGTTAGGTCAGCTGTTACCCATAACCTAATCCAACATTTTGGTTCAGGATGTTTAGAACAAGTCTTAATTATTGAAGAGTGTTTAAAATGTCCTTACTCCAACAAGAAAATATTCAAATGTCTGTGGAAACCCAAATGCAATGAAGGCAATAAAGAACTCCTAACTATGATGTGAGGATGTTCATACGGGGATTGTGAAAGTTGTACAAAGAAAACCAAGAAAGGATAAGAAAATGAAAGTATCTATAAGACAATTAAATGGTTGTCTATCAGCTATGCAAGTAGCAAGAGTGAACCCAGAAAGTCAAAAATCCTTAAGAGAACTCATTCAAACATTAATTGAATCAAAAAAAGATTATATTGAGATATCAGAAGACTATCCAGAGGAAATTAACTTTTTCAAAACAACTATTGAAATGTCCAAAATACATACAGATTTGGTAAAGGTTCAAAGACATAATGAAATTCCAAGACATACTATCCCAACTTAATATTCCTACAGCACCAGAAGGACATCACCATTCACGTCCTGATTGGATAAATCTGGATTGTCCCTACTGCGGACGTGATAGCCAGAAATGGCATTTAGGATATTCAATAGAAAACAACTTTTTCAACTGTTGGAGGTGCGGAACACATCAACTTATCAATACCTTAATGGAAATAACACATCTACCATATTACCAAATCAAGAAACTGGTATCTGATTTAGAACCTTCATTCATCAAAAGAGAAAAGCCAACAGGCAAATTAATAATGCCAAGTGGTACTAAACATTTATCCTCCGTTCACAAAAAATATCTACATAGCAGAGGATTCAATTGGAGAGAGATACAACGTATTTGGCAAATAAAAGGAATTGGCATAGCCCCCAGACTACAATGGCGTATATTTATTCCTATTATCTACCATTCACAAGTTGTCAGTTGGACAACACGCTCAATTTCTAAAAGGGAGAATGTAACCAGACATATATCGGCCAGTGAGGAAGAGGAATCAATGCCTCATCACGAACTATTGTATGGTGAGGATTATGCACGACATGCAGTAATCGTAACTGAAGGGGTATTTGATGTTTGGAGAATCGGAGTAGGTGCTGTTTGCACTTTCAGTACAGGATATTCACAAGAGCAAATAGAACGAATCGTAAAATATCCAATCAGAGCAATATGTTTCGACAACCAACCAGAGGCTCAGAAACGGGCAAGGAGATTGGTTGACGATTTATCCGTATTCCCAGGCGATACTTTCAATGTAGTATTGGATGCGAAGGACGCTGCTGAGGAAAGTGGGGAAAATATAAAAAGATTAAGAAAGGAGATTTTAGAATGAATATGATAAAAGCATTCGTAGACAAATATCGCTTCTTGAGTAATTTCTTTCCCAGTCCTATTATTTGGAATGGACAAAGATGGGAGACTGCAGAACATTTGTATCAAGCCATGAAAACGGTAAACAAAAATGATAGGGAACTGATAAGATTAGCATCCACACCAGGCAAAACCAAAAAATTAGGACAACAAGTTGAACTCCGGTCAGACTGGGAAAATGCCAAACATCGAACAATGAAGGAAATACTTGAACTAAAATTCAAACAGAATCCTGAATTGGCTCAGAAACTTATCAACACCAAGGGTATGATTTTAGAAGAAGGAAACTTCTGGCATGACAATTACTGGGGAATTTGCAGATGCAAAAGGTGCAAACATAAAACAAGGCAAAACCATCTCGGACTATTATTAATGGAATTGAGAAAGGAGATTTCAAAATGAAAAAAGTATTATTAATAACTTACTTACTACTAATTAGTGGATGTATGAATGGTATGTTCGAAACATCAGAAGAAATAGCTCTACGGCGAAGTAGACAAAACTCACTTATCAACGGTAAAGTTTATATTGGTATGACACAGAGAGATTTTGCAAAAATATGGCCAGTACCATACAAACACCTTATTAAACGTTCAGCAAGTAGCATAGGTATCTCAGAGTGGTGGAGTTATGATTGGTATTGTTATCCAACTTACATGAGCATAGACTCTCAATATCATTTTAGTTTCGATAATTATATTCTGACATTCTGGACAGAATATTAACTTAAAAAGGAGATTTTAGAATGAAACAAAACCTACATACTGAAATGAAAGCCTATGAGGCACAACGAATCCGCGATGCTTTAATAATGCATAGTTGGAACAAAATCGAGACAGCCAAATACCTAGGTATAGGTTTATCCAGCCTATACAGGAAAATCATTGAACTGGGAATTAGTAAGAGAAAGAAGAAATAACATTCATTATGGGAGTGAAGTGCATATCTCTACCATCGCTGGCTTATCATTTCTTCGTCTCGCTTTCAGAGATGTCCTCACGCTGTTGTGCAAACCTCTTAGTTTGCAAATAGGCCAGCACGTAGAACTGCTTCACTCCCACCTATTTGAAAGGGTAATGAAATGATTGGAATAACTATCTTTATTCTCCTTATTGGACCTATTTTAATCTTCATGATTTTACTTTATTGTGCTCAAAAATGGGCATATAAATGCTGTTTAGAATTACGAAAATTAAACATCACCATGAAAAACTTATTGGAAAAGAAAGATAAGGTGTAAGATGAAAAGAATAATATATGCAATTTGCTTAATACTAATTTGTGAATGCTCTACTTTTGAAGATAAACGTATGATAATAAAACCAAAGCCAGAGATTGTATCTCCAGAAGTAAAGAGACATCTCGCTTACTTAAAATGGATGGTTTTGGCAACTCAAGTTGAGAAGCGTTATGACACAACAGGTTGGACGACCGAAGAAATTGCCACTGAATTATCTTTCCAAGCATACTTAATTGGAATAGATTAAAAAGGAGAATAAAATGAAAAGAGTAATATGTATAATCTGTTTGATTTTAATTTGTGGGTGCTCAATCATACCACATCCTCGACCTTGGACTAAAAAAGAAAAGCTGGCTGCAACATTTTTTATAGCTGCCCATACAGCAAATGCCTTCTCAACGGAAGCACACCAAAATCGACCAGACCTTTACTATGAAACCAATCCCATTATGGGAAGGCATCCATCTGATACTGAGATAGTGGCTTACTTTTCAATTACAGGAATAGGTACATTATTAATTGCTCATCTATATCCAGAGTTGAGAGAATCTTTACTAATCGGTTATGGTAGTATCAACACCTATATGGCTATCAAAGATTATGAAATGATGAAAGACAAGTAAAACCCCATATTTCGATTCTAACAGGTGTTAATCGAAAATTAGTATAAAACTACGTATTTGCTGGTAAAGTAGCTTAAATCAAGCGACAGGTGCCTTAAACGGTGTGTTAGAGGACTATCTTAACCGTGAAATGAACTAAAATAAAATTTCTCGTAAGTTACAGCAGCTTATCACAATAATATAAGAGTAGTTTAATTAGGAAAATACAATGAGACGATTGCTTAATTGCTCCAAAGACCTTAAAGTTTTATTTGTTAACGTACCCAAGTCTTTTCGCTGGGTAGTTTGGTTAGTCAGCAAATTAAAATAGGTTTCACGAGGTGGATGGGACGGTACAGCATTACCTTTGCTAAATTGTCCTTTGAGAAGAAAATAGCCGTCCCATTCATTCTGTCATAATAAAATGTTGAATTTTGAACCAGTAAACACAATTGCAATAAAATTAAATTGTTACCATCCTAAGACCACCTGCTACGAACTTACTGGTTCATAAATAGCAGGTGGTCTTGCTTTTTATAGTGAAGTGAAAGGATTCGTATCTTTGAAAGGATTCATACATGCCTAAAAAGAAACATCAGATAGTCAAAGTCAAAAGGAAAAAACAACTTATTACATTTTCTGATATAAAACATAATCCCGATACAAAGAAAAAATTATCACATCGTCAAAGACTCTTAAAAAGCAGATTCAAAAGTTGAAAGGACCTAAACATACAAAAACAAATCGAAATAAGTTAAAAATACAAAATCCTGACATAGCCAACTTCTCTCTATCTACGACTACTACCTACGTAGTAGGTAGGTAGTAGAGAGAAAGGCAGTTTGAAAAGATATTAAATATTAAAAGTCCAAAAATGAAAAAAGTGAATAAAAAGTCCAAAATAAGAAGAATTGATATAATAAAGAAATTGCCAAACAAAAAATACAACATTATTTATGCTGACCCACCTTGGGATTTTAGAGACATGAAAGGAACTTCATTTGGGATAGGAAAACAATATCCTACTCTCAAAGATAAAGAACTTGCAGCATTACCAATTAAGAACATAACTACCAAAGACTGCATTTTGTTTATGTGGACAACGCACGCTCATATAGAATCAGCCATAAAAATTGCCAAATGTTGGGGATTCAAATATATTACTATCGGATTTGAGTGGTTTAAATCCCTTAAGATGGACAAACCTGTATGTATGATAGGTCACTGGACAACAGGTGGGGCTATCGAGCTTTGTTTGTTATTTAAGAAAGGTCATCCAAAGAGAATCTGCAAAACAGTACCAAGATTGGTATTCCAACGGCGTACAGAACACAGTCATAAGCCAGAGGAAGTTAGAAAAAGGATAATTCAGCTTATGGGCGATTTACCACGTATAGAATTATTTGCAAGAGAACATATACAAGGTTGGGATGTTTGGGGAAATGAGGCTCCCGATGAGATAACTGGATTTGTTTATAAAAAACATATGAATCGACCAACATTATTATGAGAATAAATAAGAAAAACAGTGACCAGGAAAGACGGATACTTATTGGGATGATTGTTGACCCAATTGTACTTGGTCGGATTGCCTCCAAATGGCAACACCGAATGTTCAAATCCAAATGGGCAAATATAGTAGCTAAATGGTGCCTGAGTTATTATAAAAGATATGATAAAGCACCAATGAAACATATTGAAGGTTTGTTTGAAACCTGGTCTGCCAAGACCAAAGATAAAAGTACAATAAATTTAGTAGATAAATTCTTGAGTTCATTAAACGAAGAATACGAGGAATTGGGAGAGGAAAGCAATAGTGATTATATAATCGATATTGCTGGTTCTTATTTTAATCAAGTAAGGATTGAAAGGTTGATTGAATCAGTTGAATCCGATATTACCGAAGGTAGGACAAATGAAGCTCACGGTCGCCTGATTGGATACAATAAAGTTGACATGGGGGTGGGCGAAGGAATTGATATACTACAAAATGAGGAGGCTATTAGGGAGGCATTTGCGGATAAAGGAGAATCGCTAATTGAATTTCCAGGCGCACTTGGACAGTTTTTCAAAGGTGCATTAGAACGTGAAGGCTTTGTTGCCTTTATGGGTAAGAAGGCAGTAGGTAAATCATTTTGGTTGCAAGAAATGGCTTACCAGGGAATGCTACAACGGAGGAAAGTGGCATTCTTTGAGATTGGTGATATGGGTCAAAACCAGACGATGAGACGATTAATGTCTCGTGTTACCAGACATCCCCGCAAGGCTTGTGTAATAGAATATCCAACAAAACTTAAGAGGAACAAAAGGAGAAGGAAAATAATTAGAGATTGGGATGAAAAAGAATTCAAGAGAAATTTAAGTTGGAGGAGAGCAAGAAAGGCTTGCAAGAAATTGATGGAAAAAAGAATAAAAAGCAAGGATTCATATTTCAAACTCTCCTGCCATTTTAATTCAACTCTTAGTGTCAACGGAATCCAAAGTATTTTACAAGATTGGGAGAGGGAAGAAGGATGGATTCCAGATATGATAGTGATTGATTACGCCGATATCTTGAATATGGAGTATCCTGGAATGGAAGGCCGTGATACAATAGACAAGACATGGAAGCAATTACGGGCATTATCTCAAAGACAACATTGTTTGTTAATGACAGCCACCCAATCTGATGCAGCATCTTATGATAGAGAGACAATGAAAATGAAAAATTTTACGGATGACAGACGTAAGATTGATTCTGTTACCGGAATGATAGGAATAAACCAAACGCTGGATGAAAAGAGGAAAGGATTGATGCGGTTGAATTGGATATCACTGCGGGATGATGGATTCTTTGCCTTGGATGTCGTTTATGTCTACGGATGCTTGGCTGTGGCAAATCCAGCTGTTAAATCTTGCTTTTAGGAGAATGAAAATGATTAAATTTATTAGTGGTAATATGTTTGACATTCCTGTTGATATACGTATAAATACAGTAAATTGCGTGGGTGTGATGGGAATTGGTGTTGCATTGGCTTTCAAAAGGCGTTTTCCTGAAATGTTCAAATCTTATAGGATATTATGTAAAAATAAAATTGTGCAACCCGGTGAGCCGTATTGCTATCTTTATAAAAAGCTCACTATAATAAATTTCCCAACTAAAGACCATTGGCGTAATCCATCAGAGTATGAATATATTGAATCGGGATTAGAATGGCTTGCAAAATATCTAAAAGACCGTGGAGCTGTAAAAGTTACTTTACCAGCATTAGGTTGTGGGCACGGAGGATTAGATTGGAATAAAGTGAAGTCATTGATAAGAAAACATCTTAGTAGACTTGAGGCTATTATCTATGTTTTTGAGCCATCCAGTTCAAGAAATATGAAAAATATTCACAAAAATCCAAAAAAGATGTAGAAGTTACACCAACTTATTCTAATAATAAGAGTAAAGAATGAAATTTGATAACAAGAATCAAAGAAAAGAAAAGATAACAAAAAATGAAAGATGAAAAACTACAAATGGGTGATGTTGAAACTGAAGCAGTATGTTATTCAGATGGGACAGTAGCACATCGATTACGAAAAGATGGGAAACCTGAATTTACTCTTGATGAATTGAAAGAAATTGTCCATCGTCAAAATGTCTACACAGAATTAAAAAATGTTTTAGATAATGTTGCTGTTCATACATTACATTTGCTTTGGATTCTCGATAGTGAAAAGTATTCGGAATTAAAGGAATATTTTGATGCTGACCCACGAGGACTTACTCAACACATTGGTGAAATTCAAAAACATCTTGCTGAGGCTGGTTGTGCAATAGCTCAAACTGGAAAAATGCCAAAGGATGATAAAAAATGAAAAAAATTACTGTCAGAGGATTGATTAAAATGTTAGATAAATGTAAAGACAAAGATGAGGTTACTTGTATAACTAAATCTGTAAATGAAAAAATAAATGAAGGTAAAACAGAATTTGACGAAGATTTGGGTGCGGAGATTGATGAGCTTGATATAGATAATTATAAATATAAGATTGTCGGAGTTTCCCAATTTGAGGGAGTCAGTGGAATAGGTGTACAAATTATATTTGACGGGGAAGGATGATAGAATGAAAAAATCAGAGTTAATAAAAAAACTTAATGCTATGGAAGGTGACCCCGATATATTTATTACAACAGATGGATGTTTGATACCACCCACAAGATTTGAGGAAGACAAGGAATTGAATGAATTATACATTATAGCAGAAGATTGATAATAATAAGGAGATTGAGAATGAATCAAATTAGAACAATACAAGAATTTGTTGAGGATATGGTTTCTGATGGTAGAAACTTAAATCAAATCCTCATTGTAGCGATGTGCTGCCGTTGGAAAAACTTCAAACAGGAAATCGAAAAAGAGTATCGTAGATTAAAAAAGTAAAAACAGAAACAGAAACATTAACATTGGAAAGGAAAATGAAGATGAGTAAAAAGAAGAAGAAAAAAGGTAAAAAGTTCACAGGGGAAGTAACAAAGACACGGGCTATAAAGATATTTGAAGCATTGAGTTTCAAAACGGCTGGCACGTGGAATGTAATCCGATTGCAAAAGAAAATCCAAGACCTGCCTAACCTTATTGAAGGTACCAAATTCACTTCCAAAATGCAAAGAAGAGTGGATATAATTGTAAGGGCATTGGGGAGAGGAGTGAAAATCACAGTGGTCGATGTAGAAGATGCCACTGCTGATGCCAAACGTAAGCAGGAAATAGAGGATGCTGCAAAACGTGAGGCAAAGCGAAAATCTGAAAAGAAAACTAAGGACAAAAGTAAGGCAAAAGCTAAGGCTAAGAAAACTGCTAAGAAAAATGCAACAAAAAAGCAGGCAAAGAAAGCAGTTGTTGCAAAAGAGAAAAAGCCAGGTTTGATGTTGTCGATGTATGAATTCATACAGGCACATCAGCCAATTTCGGCAAGGAAGATTTTATCTATGTTGAAGCAGAGATTTCCTAATAAGAATCCAGAGAGTATGGAGAGGTGCATCCCCAGATATCCAAAATGTCTGGCTGATTCTCACGGTATTACCGACATTGGGCAAGATGATAAAGAGTGTTATATCATCACCAAAAAGTAAAATCTTGTTTTATAGGGAGTTTTAGATACTGAAAATCTGGCTCCCTATTTGGCATTATAATGAAAATATTATTGGTTGATATTGATAGTATAATTCCGAATGTGGCTTTACAAAAACTTCAATTTTATTATGAACAAAAAGGAAATAAAGTCATTCAAATAAAAGATAGTTCACTTTTACCACTTTTTATAGACAGCTATGATAAAATTTATGTATCTTGCATTTTTACTTATAATAAGCATTTCTGTAAAAAATGGAAAGGTCTTGCAGAGATTGGAGGTAGTGGTTATAATGTATCAAAGAAATTGCCAATGAAAATAGAAAAAGTCAAACCAAGAAAAAATATAGGCTTTACTACAAGAGGATGTATAAGAAATTGCTCTTGGTGCATTGTACAACAAAAGGAAGGCAAATGTCGGGTGATTGGTGATATATATGATATTTGGGATGGAAAAGCAAAAATTATCACACTCTTGGATAATAATATACTTGGATTACCAAGACAATTTTTCAAGATTAGCAAACAAATTAAAAAAGAAAAGCTCAAAGTGGATTTTAATTCAGGGTTTGACCATCGGCTTTTAACAGAAAAAATTTGGAAAGAGATAATAAGTCTTTCTCATTGGGCAGATTGGGGGGGTTCAGTAGAAGGTTCATCATCAAAAATTAGATTCGCTTTCGATGACATTCTATATAAAAAATCAGTAAAGAGAGCATTAAGAATAATGCAGAAAAATGGATTGAAAGATTGGCAAACAAGATGGTATGTTTACGTAGGAATAAAAGATACTACAGAAACTGTTTTGGAAAGGATAAACATTCTGCGTAATGCTGGACAGTTGGTGTTTTTGATGAGAGATAGGGATAAGAAAGTACAAGATAATTTGGAGTTTATGAAGATATATATTTGGACTTCTCATATAGCCTTGTTTTCCAAAGAAACTTATGAATCCTCTGCAACGAAATCTTATTTTTCTAAACAAGAAATTTATGGTAATAGACCAACTTTATTTTGAAACAAATAAGGAGAAATAAAAAATGAGAATCAACCGTGAAGAATTATTAAGACAATTAGAAGCAACATTACCAGGCTTATCAACCAGAGAAATTATAGAGCAATCATCCTGCTTTATTTTCAAAGACAAAGCAATTCGTACATACAATGATGAAATAGCCTGTACCCAAAAGTCTATCTTGGATATTGAAGGGGCAGTACAAGCTATACCACTTATTTCTATCCTTCGCAAATTACAAGAAGATGAATTGGAAATAAATGTCAATGACAGACATATCCAGCTTCTCATCAAAGGCAAACACAAACGGTCAGGTATTCGGATGGAACAAGACATTACACTTCCTATTGAAACAGTTGAAAGGCCAAAGAAATGGAAAAAATTACCATCCAATTTTGCTGATGCAGTTTCAATTGTTCAACCTTGTGCTGGTAGTAATGAGGCCCAGTTTGTTATGACTTGCATACATATTTGTCCTAAATGGATGGAAGCCTGTGATAATCACCAAATGACTCGATTCAGAATAAAGACTGACATATCCGAACCTGTATTGATAAGAAAAGAATCATTAAAGCATATTGTATCACTGGATATGACAAAATTTAGTGAGACAAAACATTGGATTCACTTTGGAAATTCCACAGGTTTAATTCTTAGCTGTCGCCATTTCGTAGAGGATTATCCTATGGAAGATATAACAAAAGTTTTGAAAGGATTTGAAGGCAAACCCTTAACTTTGCCAAAAGGTTTGAAGGAAGCTATTGAGAAAGCGGAAATATTTTCATCTGAAAATGTTGAAGGTAGTGATATTATTATTGACCTTAAACCAACCAAATTCAAAATTACAGGCAAAGGAGCTTCAGGCTGGTTTACCGAAATCAAGAAATCAAAATATAGAGGTGAACCTTTACAATTTACTATACCAGCAAAATTATTGATAGAATTGGTAAGGCAGTATAGCAAATGTGAAGTATCATCTACTCGTTTGAAAGTTACTGGTGAGAAATTTGTCTATATAACTGTTCTGGGGATAATAGAGGAAGCTGAGGAAGAAGATTGATTCTACCAATAAACGAAATAATAGGGATAATTGCAACAATCTTTGCTGTAATAGGTGTTATAACAAATAACAGACGTCTTAGAATATGTTTTCTATTATGGTTGTTATCAAACGCACTTTCTGGAATTATTCACGTTCACGCTGGAATTTGGAGCCTTTTAATTAGAGATATTATTTTCTTTGTTTTGGCAATAGAAGGTTGGTTCAAATGGGGACATAAATGAAATTGCCAATAAATAAAATCGTCTGCGGAGATTGCTTAGAATTTATGAAAGACTGGCCTGATAATTGTATAGATTTGGTAGTTACAAGTCCACCTTATGGGGATTTACGAGATTATCGAGGTTTTGTTTTTAATTCTGAAAAAATAGCAAGGGAGTTATTTAGAATTATTGCAAATGGTGGTGTGGTTGTATGGGTAGTCGGTGATAAAGTTGAGAAAGGTTCTGAAAGCGGAATTAGTTTTCAACAAGCATTGTATTTCAAGTCGGTTGGTTTTTGTCTTTATGATACGATGATATATCAGAAAGATGGTGCACCATATCCAAGTCAAAGACGTTATATGCAGGAATTTGAATATATGTTTATTTTTTCAAAAAATGTACCTAAAACGTTTAATCCTTTGAAAGTAAGAAGCATATGGTATGGTGTTAAAAAGGGTTCGACATATCGACAAAAGGAAGGGGGAACAAAAAGAAAATCTATAAATATAAACGAATACAAAATAATTGGGAATATTTGGAAAATACCTTGTGGATATATGAAAGGAAGTAAAGATATTATAACCTTTGAACATCCAGCAAGCTTTCCAGATAAACTTGCTATTGACCATATTGTGAGTTGGAGTAACAAAAATGATATTGTTCTCGACCCAATGTGTGGTTCGGGAACAACTTGTGTAGCTGCCAAAATGTTAGTTCGTAAATATATTGGCATAGATATATCTAAAAAATACTGTGAGATTTCAAGAAAAAGATTGAAAGGTGTGAGACCAAGTTTATTTGAAAAGCCAAAGAAGAAGAAAATAAGAGCTTCATTTGGATTGATAAAAAAGAAATGACTAAAGGATTTTTCACATCTTCGAGAATACAAAGCAAACAGAAGATTGGGCAAATAGCTCACTGTGGTCTGTGTGGTTTATATAAGCATTGTAAATCACCAAAAATGCCTCCGACTGGTGAAGGGCAAATGAAAATATTGATGGTTGCAGAAGCACCAGGAAAATGGGAGGATAAAAAGAACACACAATTAATAGGCAGGATTGGACAAGACTTTAGGAAAAAACATTTGAAGCCATTAGGTATTGATTTGGATTTGGATTGTATCAAGACCAATGCCATCATCTGCCGTCCTCTGAATAACAAAAAACCTGACGATAATATGATAGAGGCCTGCCGTCCTAATCTAATGAAAACCATAAAAGAATGTGACCCCAATGTAATTGTACTTTTAGGCGAAGTTGCCTGTAAATCTTTGTTACCAATATTATGGAAAAAGGATATAGGTGCAATTAGTCGGTGGGCAGGTTTTTGCATTCCCTGTACTAATCCAAACGCTTGGATAATCCCAACCTTTCATCCATCATATATAAGTCGAAGAGGAAAGGATAAGATTTTAGATAGGATTTATAAAAAACATTTGAAACTTGCAATTAGAAAATCAAAAAACAAACCTTGGACAGAAATTCCTGATTACAAAAAACAGATTGAAATTATTACCAGACCATCTCAAGCAGCAAAAATAATTAGAGAATTTACAAAAAAGGGTGGAGCAATAGCCGTTGACTTTGAATGTAATTGTCTAAAACCAGAAGGAGAAGGAACCGAAATTGTAAGTTGTGCTCTTTGTTGGAGAGGCAAGAGAACGATTTCATATCCCTGGGAAGGTTCTGCTATCGAAGCTACCGATGAATTACTCAAATCTCCGATGCCTAAGATAGCCAGCAATCTAAATATGGAGAATAGATGGTCACAAGCAAAATTGGGACATCGAATTAGGAATTGGTTATTAGATACTATGTTGGCGGCACACTTTTTGGATAACCGTCCAGGTATTACAGGTATTAAATTTCAATCATTTGTTAATTTAGGAATGCCCTGCTATAATGAACATATAGAACCATTCTTAAAATCAACAAAAAAGAATAGATTCAATCGGATACAAGATTTGGATTTGGAAAGCCTATTAGAATATGGGGGTTTTGATTCCTACTCCGAATATTGGGTGGGAATGAAACAGATGAAATTAATAAGGGAAAGAGATGTTTTAGATATTAAAAATTGAAGCTAATAGGAGAAATAATGTTTTGTATGCGATGTCAAAATGATTTATCACAATGTACTTGTCCAGATATGAATGAGAGATTAGAAGCCGCAGCAGCAACAGGATATTTTGCTTATAAAAAATGTACTAAATGTGGCAAGCATTACGATTTATGTAAATGCGAAAATCCTCAATGGGCAATACAAGATGGAAACTTAAAGAGAAAGCAAGAAAATTAAGAGAAGCTGCCATAGCCAAAGCCAAAGAAAGAGGGAAAGAGATGTTAGATACTAAGACTGTAGAAGAACGTATAGAGAATGCAAGAACAACTCTAAGGCATTTATCCAAGAAGAAAGAAGAAAGAATTACGATATCCAGAAAATTAGTAATGGGATATTGTAATGATTCAATAATGCTTTATGAAGTGATACTTGTATTGTTAAAAGGGAAAAAATGAAAATTCTTAAAGTACAAGGTGTTGATGTTCTCCTTGATGATTGGAATTGGCTTCGTCTATGCAGGTATAAATGGAGAATTAAAAATAATGGCAAAGACCATAAAAGCATTGCTCGAACTTATCAAAAGAAGGGTATTCATTACACAGTTTATATGGCCAGGGAAATAATGAACACTCCTGAGAATATGGAATGCCATCATAAGAACGGAAATACTTTTAATAACCAAACTGAAAATCTCGAAAATCTTAGCAAGCAAGAACATATGAAAAAAGATAGGGAAAGAATTGAGACCAATAATCAACCAGGCTTATAGATTATTACACAATGGGTGTATTGCTCTATCCCAGGTCGAAGCAAACGGGATAAGAATGGATGTTGATTATTTGAAAGAATCCATCCGTAGCACAGGCCTTCAAATCAAAAAACTATCAAGCAAACTTAAAGACCATAAGATATATAAAACTTGGAGAAGAGAATATGGTTCCAGAACTAATTTAGGAAGTAGGGAACAATTAGGAAAAATACTTTTCGATATAATGAAATATCCTTGCTCATTTCCTCCTACTGAAACCGGAAGACCAAAGGCAGATGAAGCGGCTTTGAATTCAACAGGTTTGAAATTTGTTGAACGTTATCTAAAAATGGAAAAATTAAAGAAAGCCAGAAGTACCTATTTGCAAGGCTTCCTACGGGAGACAACAGATGGTTTTCTCCATCCAAACTTCCCTCTTCATTTAGTTCAAACCTATCGTGGAAGCAGCAGCAGTCCAAACTTCACAAATATAATCAAAAAGAATCCTGAACTTGCAAAATTAATTAGGAGGGCTTTTATAGCTCGTAAAAATCACCAAATTATTGAAACCGATTTCAAAGGAATAGAAGTTTGCTGTGGTACCTGTTATCATAAAGACCCACAGATGATTAAATATATAAAAAACCCTTCAAAGGATATGCACCGTGATGCAGCCTGTGATTGTTATATGATAAAAAAGAATCAGGTCTCGTGGGATGCACGAGACACTGGAAAAAATATGTTTATATTCCCCCAGTTTTATGGCGATTGGCATAAACATTGTGCCAAAAGTATGTGGAATGCTATTATTGAGAGAAATATAAGAACAACGGATGGATTGAATCTTATCAAACATCTTGAGCGAAAAGGTATTACGAGATTAGGTAACTGTGACCCAGATGAAGAACCAGAGGAAGGAACTTTTGAAAGACATATCCAAAAAGTAGAATACATTTTTTGGAATAAAAAATTCAAAGTTTATAATCAATGGAAGAAGGATTGGTGGGAACAATACCTCGAATTGGGTTGGTTCAAAACATTAACTGGATTTGTAATTGAGGGAGATTTGAATAGGAAGCAAGTAATAAATTATCCGGTACAAGGTTCAGCCTTCCATTGGTTATTATGGTCACTGATACGAATTCAAAAGATAATGACAAAACACAAAATGAAATCTCTTATTGTAGGACAGATTCACGATAGTATAATTGGGGATATTCACAAAAAGGAGAGAAAAGACTATTTAGAAATTGTCAAACAAGTTATTTATGAGGATATTAGGAAGCATTGGAAGTGGATTATCGTTCCGCTAACCGTTGAAGTCGGAGTTGCTCCGGTGGGTAGCAGTTGGTATGATACAAAGGAAATTGAAGTATAAGAATGAAACTGCCAGTAAATAAAATCATCTGCGGAGATTGCTTAAAGGTTATGAAGGACTGGCCTGATAACTGTGTGGATTTGGTACTGACTGATCCACCTTATGGCGTTGATATGGATTATGATATTTATAAGGATACAGAACAAAACTGGTTTGATATGTTTGTGGATGTTGTGCCCAAAATGAATCGAATAGGGCGTATGACTATATTGCCATCTTGCCAAATTAACCGTCTGAATTGGATATATAGAACATTGCCTCCAGATTGGCTTATTTGTTGGTACAAAGGTAGTACGGGATGCTCGAGCTATATTGGGTTCAATGATTGGGAGCCTCTTCTCGTTTACGGCAGAACTAAAAATCAATTATATATGCATGATTTTTTTCAATGCCCACCAACAGATTTTAGTAATGGACATCCTTGTCCTAAACCTATTGGTTGGGCATTATGGTTAATTGAGCGAGCATCTAACCCTAATGATATTATCATTGACCCTTTCTGCGGCTCAGGCACTACTTGTGTAGCCGCCAAGATATTAGACCGTAGATATATTGGCATAGACATATCCGAGAAATACTGTGAGATAGCAAGAAAAAGATTGAAAGGTGTTAGACCAAGTTTGTTTGAAAAACCAAAGAAGAAAATAAAGAGAGCTTCATTTGGATTGTCAATTAAGAAGTGTAAAAGGAGACTGAAGTATGATTCTAAATAGTGAGGAAAAGAAAAATCTTGTTGATAGTCTGTCTTGGATGATTGAGGATATGAAATATAAACACAACGAGACACACCAGAATCAGGAATATGGCAGTCAAGGCGGATATAGCCCCGAGTTGATGAGAGCTATGACTTTGCTGGATACTATAAAGAAAACGCAGACAGTAGAAACAACCGGATGTCATAGAAGGTCAGTAGAACTGAATTGTCGAGAATTTGAATGTGAATCAAATAGAAATGGCCCCTGTGGTTTATCAAGACTCACTTTTGAAAGTATAGGTTCTCTTATTGTTGGTCATTTGAAATGTGTGCAAGCGAAGGCAAAAGAGAAAAAGGGAAAACAAAATGCCATTTAGTTTAGTTGAACCTGTAATTGATTTTAGTGTAAGATTACTTTGTTATAGAGCATATCCTGGACACAAACGGGGATGTCCAAATTACGATAGAAGAAATTCCTGCCCACCCAAATGTCTTAAAATACATCAAGTTATAAATCTTGAGAAACCAATATATATTATTTGGAA